ATCCACCGTTAATTCAAAGTTTGAAGCTGCTACAGGATTGACAGCTGTAATTGATGATATTTTTATCATCTCTGGTACAGCTCCGGCAGTTAAGGCTTGGAGATTTAACGGGGTTACCTGGGATGTACAAGTTCAGTTTATTGATGGTAATTTATTAGTGGATGGTACTGTAACAGCTCAAGCGATTAATGTGACTGACTTATCTTCAATTAATGCTAATATAGGAACAATAACAGCTGGTGTACTTAAAAGTGATGATAATCTGTTTGTTATTGATCTTGACAATAAATCTATTTATATCTCATAGGAGTAACAAAATGAGTACTCTTTTAAAAGTAAGACCCGGAAATGGCTCTTTATTACATATGACAAGTGATACGAAGACTGAAGCTGCTATGGATTCAGATCCAGTATCAACAACTATATTTCATTCAGACTTACCTTATATACTAATTAGAGAAAGATGGAAGATAGATACTTATTATACTGATCGTAACTGTAGAATATTTGATATTCCAGTTGCAATGAAAACTTTTAAAACTAATAATCCAGATCTTGCATATTTGGTGGTACTTACTGATTCCTTGGGTAATAGATGGATTCATCATCCAATGCCTCATTCGTACTTACAATGGGTTAAGTTCTATTGTAGTGATCAATACGAAATATGTGGAAGCGGTGGTTGGCGGACTATGGACTTTGGTCCTGCCTTACTGGGTGATTCTTATCATCTTTCATTTATTGATGATCTTACACTATTAGATGGTGGTGTGACAGGTAACGGTGCTAATCCAATCGCAATGACATTTAGAACATGGGATGTTGCAGATAACTATATTGCAGTATCTCAAGAACCTGTTGTTAATACAAATTCTCCTTATCGATATTGGTTTTATCCGCAATTATCCGACGATTATACAGACACTCTATTGTGGGGTTATGTAGATTATCTAGAATTTGGTGGTGGTAAGATACGGAATATTAATGGAATTGATGTTACTGAGCTTGAAGTACTATTTCTAAATGTTACTAATAGTTCTTCTGCATTTGAAGTTCAAAAAGACTTCATAAATGATGATATACTAATTACCCCTGATGACTTTATTGTCAATCATATCAATCTTAATACATTTTCCCCATTAGTATCGCATGGGATAAAAGCTACGAATGATATTATTACACCATTGACTACTGGCGGTACTATTGTAGGTAGTAAGGTTGTAGATCTAAATTTCAATCCTGGTAAAGTTGATTCGGCAAATAAACTTATTAATGGTAATGCTCCAGTAGTGGAAATACCTGCTGAAATTGTCGGATCTGGTTGGGATATTGATTTCTCAACACAATCTATACAAAGAGATGGAAAAGATTTTATCAATGCTGCAATGGTACAGAAGTCTATGTATGTTGCAGGGTCTGCTACTTTAGAATTTACACCTAACTTTACTATTACTCCAGGGACAGATGTTAATACACATTCTTTTACAGAAACTGGTAATATTGGTGCTGTGAATGCTAATACTATTTATTTAGCGTCTATAGTATTAGAAAATGGTCAAAAACTGACAAGCATACTTACAATGGCTCCTGGAGATAATTTATTCTTTTACTTAGTTTATGGTTATCGTAATAATGAGGATCCTATACATTACTATACCAGTAATATTAAATTTTATTTAAATATATCCAATACAGGTACATTTACTATTTATATTGAAGATGACGAAGGAAATTCTAGTGTTGGTAACCATTTTCATAGTGTAGTTAGTGCCGGTATTTCGTTACAAACGATGTATATAAGACTCATCTCTCTGGTATCCAGCAGTGACTTGTAAATCCACCACCAGACAGGCTGTCTCTACGACTCTGCTACGTTTGGGAAAAATCTAGGGCAGGGTCAGGGTTTCCAGAGACGCTCTGCGAGGGGGTCTCTTGCAGCCTCAACCCCGTTAAATTAACCCCTTTGCTGCCCCCCGATACTATTATAATCCTAACTGTAAAGTGATAGTAGATAGTATAAAGAATATATAAATCAATTATATAAAGGAAATAAATATGCCCATTCCTGCTTTCTTAGCTCCATTACTTAGCGGTGGATTATCGCTATTAGGTAATGCAGCATTAGCAAAAGGAAAAGATTGGTTAGAAAGAGAAACAGGTGTTGATCTTTCAAAAGCTACTCTTTCAACTGAAGACTTAGCTAAACTTAGACAATATGAAATGGATCATGAAGAAGCATTGATTCGTCTAAGGCAAGAAGATGATAGGCTCCAAAAAGAGATAGATGAAATGTATCTTGTAGATACACAAAATGCAAGAAACATGCAAATAGCTGCATTAGCTCAGGAAGATATCTTTTCAAAAAGGTTCTTATACTATTATGCAACTTTTTGGTCATTCGCTGCAGTAATATATATAGGACTTATCACTTTTGTTAATATACCTCCGAGTAATATTCGTTTTGCTGATATTATTTTAGGATTCTTACTAGGTACAGTGATTGGATCTATTATTCAATTCTTCTTTGGAACTAGCAAATCTTCACAGAATAAAGATGCTATTATTCATCAAACTATTTCAAAAGTTACAGGAGATGGCTAATGCAACTAGGAGAACATCAAGAATCATTTTCTAGAGACGTTATTAAATTACTAACCAGGGCAAATGAACTCGGATATGGTATTCGCATAGGTGAAGTATTTAGAACTTTAGAACAGCAGAAGATGTATATTAAAGCTGGACGGTCAAAGACTATGAATAGTATGCATCTAAAGAAATGTGCTATAGATATTTACTTCACTAAAAATGATAGATTGGTGTACCCCGAAGAGCTTGGTAAATACTGGGAATCTTTAGATTCTCGAAATAAAGCTGGTATGTTTTGGAAAAAGTTTCGGGATGCTCCTCATTATCAACGTACTGTATGATAGATATCAATGCCCCTCATTAATTTGAGGGGTTTTAATTTGCGGAAAAAGTGGTATCTTATATGATAAGCAAATCAAAGACAAAGAATATTGACATACATAATTTACTGGAGAGACTAATGACTACAAAGCTTCGAAATGTTGAAGAAATTTCCTGGGATAATGATCTTAGAGATGTCGCAAACTTTCTTTATGAAAATCTCTTTGTATCTAACCCACAATATCTCCTATCTCATTTGGATAGAAAGTACATTAACATCCGCGTTGATATGCGCACTGGTCACTGTACTGTGACAGATAAGTATGAACACCCACTTAAGCTGACAAAAGAATAAACCAAGAGGTTACTATGAAAATTACTTATGAGGAAGCATTCAAAATGTTTGAAGAAATGTCACATGAATTAAGAATTATCGGAACTACCATATCAAGTGATGGCTCCGTAATTCCTTTTAATTCTACTGAGAAAATATTCAGGCGTAGTGATTTTCTTAGAGCACTTGCAGCAATTGATGCTCTCGAACCTTACGAGGCTCCTAAAAATGGAGGCTAAGGTACAAGCTACAAGAATTTTCATGTGAATATAACTACCTAAGTGGGAAACAAAAATGTACTTAAATGAGAATAAATACTATCTGATGGTCAACCTAAAGCGTGCCGGAGATAAAGGATTACTTCCAGAGAGAAAATACCATACCGCTACTATTGCAAGTCTTATTTATAATAAGCTTGCTAAATGGGAACTAGGAAAGCTGTATATAACTGATTTTGGAGAAATGACTCTCAAGAATAATACTAAACCTAATTGGCATAGGTGGCTTGCAAATCTAAGCAATATTGCTAAAGTTCGTAAAACAGATATAAGGAGAAATGGCTAATGGAACGTATGACGTTTGATGAAGGTTTGGCATTATTTGAAGAGTTTGCGAAGAGAGTAGATTCTGAAAACGTTTCTTCCGATACCTTGGTTGTAGATAGAGACACTTTCATGGCGGCAATGATTAAAAGAGGTCTCGTAAAGATACCAACCTATGAGGAGGTAGAAAGCTAAAAGGAGAATTGCTGTGAACATCAAGTTGATAATAACTCACTTAAGCATCATTGCTTTGGGTTTATTTATAGGATGGCTTATGGCGCCTCCAGACAAACCTTTAGAGTCTACAATGCCTAAAGCAGAAGTACCAGAGGAGAAACTTCATAAGAATGTAATTGAACTTACTTTCTTATATACTGAAAAGGAGAATAGAGTGTTCTAAACATTTTATTTAACAAATCCTTAACAGTACTTTTACTACGTTTATACTATTGTATAGACAAGATACTTACCTAAGAGGGACAGAAATGAGCTAAAAACTACCTTGAAAAACACATGAGTAAAAGTAACCATTGAACATCTAAGAGATAATACTATTGATGTTTATAGTCTCTGTAGCAGATCTTTCAGATATACTTGATTGAGGTATGAAATGAAAAAAGATTTGAGTATCTTCGATCCTATTATCGCAGTAGGTGATTTTGTAAAGAAAGATGTTGTAATTATTACAGGAGATATCCCAGATCTTGTAAAAGCATATTTCGAAGCAAAAGATGCGATCATGGAAAACTGGTCAAGACTTTTCAAATCTAGGGAAGTTGTTATGGATTCGAAAAGAAGACAAATAGCAATAGATGAGCTTCCTGATACAATGTCTCATAACGACTTTGCAAGGCAAGTAAAGCTTATCCAATCAAGTCGCGTTAGATAGGCTTAAATAAACCCCTGGCATTATGCCAGGGGATTTGGTGTGGTTTATTTTTTTTTTTTCGCTTAAGACTGTAATCTATATTACTGCTTAGGCGGTAATATATGGAGGTTTGATGAAGACAACTGTACGGAAATTTCAAATAACCGTCTACAGTGTTTTCTTTAGTCTACTTGGTATGGTTATATACTTCAGTATTGCAGTCTTTGGGTATAAACTTTATGCTATTCTTTCATTAACAATCTTTGGATTATTTTGGAATAATTAATGAAAAATACCTTTTTAAAATCTTTAAGATTAAGAATATGTTCTGAAATTGCTCCTCAAAACCCATTAAAATATCTTAAAAATGTGGAAGTAGAGGATTATATCGATGAAGTAATTGCAACAGTATATTTATATACACGAACAAAAAGAGGTATTAATAAAACTATTTATTTAGCAGAAGTTATCTCAGCAATAGGTCATAGAATACGAACAATACTTAAGCAAAAGAAGAATTCTGCGCTTGCTGCTAAAACAGGTGCTTTTATGTTATACTCATTTGAGGAAATGGGTATGCTTGAAGTAGTTTTAGGACAAAGCAGAAACAATCACGGTCAATATGTAATACATGTTCTTGATGATGAGATGATATGCGAACTTTGGCGTTCTTTAGAACCTAATAAAATAGAGAAGCTCCCTTCAGAAGCTGCTTATGCTCCCTGGGTAAGCACTAAACACGAGACAGGCGCTTTCATGGTTAAGACAGGAAATAAAGGAGTTCTGTCTACAATTACTTTGAAGACTCATCCCATATTGTTTGATTGTTTAAACAAATCACAAAGAGTGGGTTGGAAAATCAATCGTGAAATCTTTGAATTATACGCTTGGGCTTTGCGAAACAAGACAAGAGCTTTTTCTGATATATGGGAACAAACTAATCCAGAAGCCCGTCAAACTAAATTACGAGAAGCAAAAGCGATTGGAGATATTGCAGAGATTTTCTTAAATAAAATATTTTATCATTTATATTATTATGACTTCAGAGGTAGAAAATACCCCGCCACAGCTTATCTACATGAGCAAGGAACAGATCTAGCTAAAGGACTTTTATTGCGAGAAGATAAGAAACGAATTGGAAAGAAAGGATTCTTCTGGCTCCTCGTATCGATTGCTAACAACTGGGCTGGAGATGCAGGTAGAGAAGATGGAGTTAAGACTGATAAGATACCACTCGAAGAAAGATACTATTGGTCTTTAGATAATGAGGAGATTCTTATTTCTTATGCAATTTCGCCAAAGGTAAATCAGGGTTGGATGGAAGCAGATAAACCTTGGCAATTTCTTGCTGCATGTATTGAATTATCAAAAGTACGATTGTGGCAAGGTGCTATGAAGAAACACACTGATGATGAATTTGGATATGAGTCACATCTTGAAGTTTATATTGATGGCTCTAACAATGGAAGTCAGCACTTATCAGCACTTACTAAAGATGATATTACTGCCCCTCATGTTAATCTGGTTCCCCTGGACTTGCCCGGTGATCTTTATAAATATGTAGCAGATCATGTATGGGAAAGACTACAAAAACTTGTAGATGAGATGACTAAAAGAGAGATAAAGGAGTGTGAGACATTAATTGATAATTTAATTGAACTGAAAAAACAAATTAATGAGGCTGAACCTAGAAGCGATCACAGGAAAGAATTGGTAGAAGCTATTAAGGCTTTTAAACATGAGAATAGTAATTTGATGGAGATGGCTTCAGCAGTCTTTTGGAATAGAATTAAAGATCCAAAACATAAGAGAAAGATTGTTAAACGTAACGTGATGACACTTCCTTACGGTGGCACACCATATGGTCTAGGACAACAAATAATTGATGATTCTAAAAAACATGGAATTGAACAATTATTATATATGGAACATAAATGGGGTGCTTTTATGGGAAGAGAGGTTTATGAGACTTGTAAAGAATCTTTGCAACGTCCTATGCAACTTCTGTCTGTCTTTGAGCAAGCAGGTCGTAAGGCTGAAAGTGAAGGAAGATTTCTTGAATGGACAGTTCCTGTTACTAATTTTCCAGTAATTCAAAACTACACACAGGGTAGAGTTAAAAAGACATGGGTTCAATACGGGCCTCCTACAGGTGAAAGGATCAGCACAGGATATTTTGAAAATACACTTCAATTAGCGATCTGTTTTATTGAAGATTCGATTCCAACTAAACGTAAACAAGCTCAAGGGGCATCTCCTAATGCTATTCATAGTTTAGATGCTGCTCATTTAGCCATGACAGTATCTCAGGCTGAATTTCCTGTAACTACTGTACATGATTCATTCGGTAGTCTTTTAGCTGATATGCCAGACTTGTTTACACTAATTCGTAAAACATTTGTAGAACTATACGAAGAAGATCCTCTTACATCAATAATGAATGATATTGATGGTGATATATCAAATGTTCAAATCGGTACGCTAGATTTGAAATTGATATTAGATTCTGAGTATTGTTTCTGCTAGGAGTATATTTTATGAGAGTATTTACAAATGCAGAAGAAATAAATGAAGCTCCTAAACCCGTTTATGATTTCATTGAAACTCTGCTAAAACAATGTGAACTTGAAGATGAAGATGCATATGCTAAAGACGCCTTTAACAGTATCTTTGGCGGTGCTTTCTATTTGGTTGAAAATGAGGAGGACTTAAAATCAATCTACACAAGTACAGAAAGCAACCTCCCACCCGATGAACAGGAAGAAATTTGTGGAGGATGGGCTTCCATAGTTGAAAAGGCTGATGTATTTGATACATGTGAACATATTTTGGACGGTACATATGTACAAATTTTACTATGTACAAACAATGAAGGAGGAAACACTTTTATAATTCCAAGGGGTATTGCTGATAAATGCGATAACATTAGACGATCTATCATGCTTACAAAAGAGGCTTGGCAAAATAATGAAGGTCACTAGGCGATCACCGTTCTCAGGTAAACTACGACGCTTAGATCTAGATATAACGCAAGAGCAAATTGACAGATGGCTTAGTGGAGAGTTGATACAGAATGTATTTCCGCATCTATCTGCCGGTGAACGTGAATTTCTTAAGACAGGGATTACTGAAGAAGAATGGAATGATACATTTAATACTAAAGAATAAATTCATTAAACAGTAAAGAACCCGTTAAATTAACCCTTAAGGGTAATCAAATTAATTAAAGAAAGGTAATAAGATGACAGTTATTTTGAACGATTGTGAGCTGTGGTTTGCTAAGCTTGATCCCAAACGTCCTTCCGCTAAGTTTAATAAGAAGAACCCCACTTGGGAGCTTCAAATCAGAACTACTGATAAAGAACAAAAGAAGCAATGGGAAGAAGCATCCCTTAGTGTAAAAGCAGTCATTCCTGATGAAGAAGACCTGAAACCTTACTATCGTGTCAATCTTCGAAAGAAAAGTATTAAAGCCGATGGTGACCCAGCATCTCCAGTAGAAGTCGTAGATGGTAATTTAGATGCCGTAAATCCTAATAGTATTGGTAACGGTTCAATTGGTAATATTCGCCTGTTTCAATATGAGTACCCAAAAGAGGATTCAAATGAAAAGGGTATTGCATCTATTATGATGGGTGTTCAGCTGACTAAACATATTGTTTATAAGCCGAAGAAAGACCCTAATGATGAATTTGGACAAACATCAACAGAGGTCATTACTCCTGCTGAAGAAGAGGATGAGGATATCACTTTTGAAGGTGGAGATAAAGAGGAAGCTTCAACAACCCCAACACCCAAAGGAAGTTCTCCTAAAATCGAGAAACCGGAAGATTCATTCTAATAGGGTGTAATTGAAACTGGCCACCCTTAATTGGGTGGCCTTTAAATTGAATATAGAGGAGATTTCTTATGTCAAAAAGATATTATATTTTCTTTAAGGATAAAATAGTTAAGACAACAGACCTACCTGATGATGCATTAAAGATAGAGTATGTATGTGATGATCATCATATTGAAATTTATTCAGATTGTGGTGTAATGGAGTATAAACTTACAAATAGAGATCAATTGGCAGACCATCTCATAATGCTTGAAAGACGTCAATGGATGAATAAATCTGATAGGGAGCGATTGAGAAAAGTTAAAACTTCTTTAGAACCAATTGGCTCGGTATCCGGTCGATCTCTCGCTGAGCATATAGATCCTCCGCATTACCAAGGTTTTATAAAAGATATGCAATGGATTGAAGCGAAACAATATACAATTCCAGACTTTGCTTCAGCTGTTCAAATGCAAGTTGAAAAATATATCGATCGTAATGGTGGGAAGGATCATACTGTACAAGAACTGTTAAAAGCACGTTGGTACTTAGATTTCTGGATTGCATATGAAGCTAATAATCGTAATCCTATTAAGGTAGCAGATGTGCCAGCTATTATAGAGAAAGTAAAATCTAGTTAGGAGCATAAATGTCACGTTATGTATTTGACATAGAGGGTAATGAATTACTTAAGAAGTGTACTAGAATGTGGGTGTTACGTACTAAGAACCTTGATACAGGTGAAAAACAGAGATTCTTAGAAGGAGATCTTAATTGGAAAAAGGTATTTGATGAAGCGACTTTAGTAATTGGTCATAATATTCTTGGTTATGATGTACCTTTGCTTGAGAAACTTTTTGATTATAAGTTTCCAAAGACATGTAAAATGCATGATACTTTGATTATGTCTCGTGTACTCGATTATCGAAGATTTGGCATGAGAGGACATAGTTTAGAAGTATGGGGTATTGTAAAAGGTTTTAAAAAGATTGATTGGCGGTTAAGAGCTGAAGAATTAGGACTCTGTAAGTCGACTGATCCAAAAGGGGCTGAATTCTGGCAGTGGCATCCTGAAATGGACAAATATTGTGAACGAGATGTAGATTTGAATGAATTGATCTATATCGAAGATTTACTACCAGAGTTTATGAATCTTAAGGTTCTTAATCCTTTTATTGTTCCTTATATGCAAGCAGAACATGCAGCAACTAAATGGCAAACAAGAGCTGAATGGTTAGGATGGCCTTTTGATAAAGAAGGTGCTATAAAACTCTTTAATAGGCTTGATGAAGAAAAAACTAAAATACATAATATTTTATATGATCGTCTAGGTATGAAAGCTGTAATTGTAGATAGAATTCCTAAGTCAAATCCTCCTGAAGCTCAATTTAAAGAACCTAGATGGACGAAAGACGGAGCTTATCATTCTCATACAGCTAACTGGTTTGACGTGGAACCGGTTTGTGGCTATGATCAAGAAACTATTGATGAACTTAATGAAGAATTTGGTGGTAATTTAACTTCAAGACCTATTGATGGTCCATATTGCAGAGTACAATTTGAGCATCTAGAACTTACCTCTTCAAATGATGTTAAACTATTTCTATATAGAAATGGATGGGAACCTTCTGAATGGAACTATAAGTTTAATCCTGAAACAAAGAAGAAAGAAAAGACATCACCTAAGATTGTAGAAGATGATCTTGAACTTCTAGGTGACGATGGTAAACTTTATTCAGATTTCTTAACCATTAGCAGTCGATACAACAATCTGAGAACTTGGATTGAAAATGTTGATGATGAAGGTAACTTACATGGTGATTCTATTGTGATTGGAACACCAAGTATGCGTACAAGACATCAGATCATTGTAAATGTTCCTTCAGGTGATAGTCCTTGGGGGAAAGAAATGAGGCAACTCTTCACTCATCCTCCAGGATGGAAACTTATAGGTGCTGATTCATCAGGTAATCAGGCTAGAGGTCTTGCACACTATTTAGGTGATGAAGAGTTCATTGATATTATTTTAAATAAAGATGTACATATCTATAATGCAACTAAGTTAATTGGTGTATTAGATGATATGGGTATTGAGCATAACTTCACACCTGAATCATTTAGACCTAAAGCTAAACGAATATTATACGCATTTTTATTTGGCGCATCAGGAGGTAAACTATGGAGTTATATATTTGGCGCACAAGATAAACATAAAGGTAATAAGTTAAAGAAAGGTTTTCTGAAAGCAGTACCCGGATTCAGTGAGCTTATTGAAAAGCTTGAAAACATATATGGATCAACTTCACAATCTGGATATGGCTATATTCCATCAATTGCAGGAAACAGGATATATGTCGATTCATTTCATAAACTTCTTGTTTATCTTCTCCAAGCAATGGAAAAAGCTACTTGTGCAGCAGCTCTGATGTTAGCAGTAGAGAAACTTGAAGAAGAAGGAATTCCTTATAGACCTCTTATTCATTATCATGATGAAATAGATTATGCAACTCCTGAAGAATATGCAGAAAGAGCCGCTGAGATTGGTGCTTGGGCGTTTCGAGAGGGACCGAAACTATTTGATGTGACTATTATGGATGGTAATGCTAAGATTGGAGATAACTGGTATGATATTCATTAGAGAGATTTACTAATGTCTAATGCTCATCGAATAGAATTAATTTTAAAACTTATAGACAACTGTCGAATTACAAATATTTCTATAGAAAATCTTGGTATGCAAGGTATTAATGTTAAATTAGAAGGTCCATATTTTAGTTTAACTTATTTGACATCTGATAGAGAAGAAGCTTATACTATATTTAATACTGCAACAAACAAAATAGAAGGTATGCTATGAATAGGCGATTATTTTTGAAAGGACTGCTTGGATTGGGTCTCGCAAGTATTGCACCTATTAAGGCGGAACAAAAGAGACCTAACTTTGATTTAGCTAAAGCAGCAGATACGGTATTAGGTATCAAAAGAAACCCTTGTCTAGATCTTACAACTTCAAAATGTTCTAAAGCAAAGCTTTTATACTATGCTAATGGTTATGGAGCTTCTCCAGCAACTATTGCTAAGATTCGTGCAGGTGGTTGGAAATAGTAATATACATGTAATGAGGATTAATTATGGGTTCTTTTGACAGTGTGTTTGTAGAATGTTCTAAATGTGGTAATAAGATTGAATTCCAATCAAAAGCTGGAGATTGTAAATTGAAAGAATATCACTATATTAGTGTTCCAGCGGATATTGCAATGGATTTAAATGGTAAAGAAGCTATTTGTAAAGAATGTCATGCATCTATTAAGTTAATGATACCACGACATCTTACTCGTATTTCAATGGAAATAGTGCATGGAGGTTCAACACTAATTGGCGATCGATATGATTGATATAATGAAACTTCACTGCAAAGATTGTAAGTATCATACAACAACAGGTGATGTAGATTGGGGTATCTGTGAATACCCTGTACCTTTTTGGGTAGAAGAGTTAGATCCAGCAGTAAGTCCTAATTTACCGGCCTGTCTTTGTAATATATTTGAGTATTTTGAAAAAGAACCTGCATGGACTCAATCGGTACCTGAAGGTGTTATTATAAATACTCCAGATAAAGTTAAAAAGAAAATCTCAATACCAACATTGAAGAAAAAATCTGCAGCAAATATAAAGATTTAGAGGTGAAGAAATGAAGGATATGGACGATTGTGAGACTCTTGAAGAACATTCTGAATTGGCTGAGCAACTTTATGAAGAAACTGAAAGGGAATACAAGACTAGAGAGGAGGAAGAACTTCTAAAATCTCTTTCAGAAAGACAAACGGAACAGGAATATGAAGACGAAATAGCACAAAATTATATTCTTGAGAGACAAGAGCTTGAAGACTTTGAAAATACTGAAATCAATGAAAGTGAGTATTGGGAGAGGCTCTAATGGCTCAACATTTCATGGATAAAGCTAGTTGGCTCTGGTCTATAGGTGAGGCTCCTGAGAATTGGTATCTGTATTTCAAGGAAACTGTAGTTTTATGTGATCTTCGAGCTGAAATGAATAGATGGGATCGAATGTATAAAAGATATTCACGACGATCAATTAAAGACAAGGAGAATGTAGATGCCATTACCTTTGATTGATGGAGATGTTCTTATACATTTAGCTTGCAGAGATCTCTGGAAAGAAAAAGCAAAGATTGATAAGCGTAATAATATATCTTTTGTTAAATTGGATCAAGATGGTCATAGAGAAGTTGCAGAATTTACGAAAGAAGAAAAGTCAAGACTTTTAAGAAAGTATTGGAAAATATTTCATGAAGATCTTAAAGAACTTTTAAGTAATCTATATTGTACTGACTTTCTTATGGCTGTTAAAGGTTCAGGGAATTTTAGAGATACTCTTTATCCAAACTATAAAGCAAATCGTTCTAACTCCACTATGCGAAGTTTGTCAAGTAATTTTGTTCCTGTAATGCGCAAACTTGCCGTACATGAAGGGCTTGCAATATCTTCAGATGGTAGAGAGGCTGATGATTTTTTAAGAATTTGGGCTGAAGAATGTAAATCTATAAATAAAGAATATATCATTTGTAGCATTGACAAAGACTTAAAGTGTATTCCTGGCAAATACTACAATATTAAAACAAAGAAGTTGGAAGTAATTTCTGAAGATACTGCAAAAAGGAATTACTATGGACAATTGCTACAAGGCGATCCTACAGATAATATCCCTGGTATTCCCGGATGTGGTCCAAAAACTGCAAGTAAGATGTTAGCAGATTGTATTACTGATGAAGAATTTCAAGAAGAAGTAGTTGGGCAGTATATTGTAGAATACGCAGATGATTGGTATCAGTATCTACTATCTAACGGTAAAATGATTCATTTGCAGAAAAACATAAATGATTATTTTGCTATCACTAACTGGCCTGTTGTGCAAGGATTAATATAATAAATGAAATTTGAAGGTGACATCCCCACTGTAAGTACTTCTATTGTTGTACCTAAGTTTCAAAATGGACATTGGAGATTTCCAGAACAGATGGGTGATGGTGTTGGGTTTATCTATGTCATACGTGACAATTATATGAAAAGATTTTACTTAGGTAAAAAACTTTTTCGAGGTACAGGTAAACTTAATAAAGGTAAGGAGTCGAACTGGAAGAAGTATACTTCATCTTCTAAGCTCTTAGCAGAAATGCTTAAAGAAAGACCTAAAGAAGAGTTCGACTTTATTTGTCTTGAGCAGTATCAAACCAAAGGGACTCTTTCATATTCTGAAACATGGTCATTATGTCATGTAGAGGCTCCTACAAACGATGATTGGTATAATCGTTTAGTAGAAAAAGTTTCATGGAATGTGAAAGAACAAATAACAGATCGTCATAAAGAACGTTTGAGAGCAGCAATATCTATGGAGTTATTTGATGAATAAGATTAATACTTTTATAGCAACAATAGCTGGTATTCTTTTTATAGTTCTTGCAAGCATACTCAGTTATGAATTAGTTGCAGAATTTATTAAAAAGGGATTTCTTAATAATTTAGAAATATTTATGTCTATGGTAATTTCAGGGGTGATATTAAGTGTAGCATCTGTCGATAGGAGACATTAATGGGAGATATTGCAGTACGCAATCAACCTTGTTTAGATCCTAGTTGTGGCTCTAGTGATGCAAGACAGATATACGGTGATGGTACATCATTCTGCTTTTCATGCCAAGAGTTCTTTTCAAAAGAAGAAGGAGATGGTGTAGCTATAGTGGAAGAAAGAAAACAAACTTCAAGTCCAAGTCCTTATAAAAAGCTTTCTGTTGATGATATTTTAGAATTACCTATTCGTGGTTTTGCAGATAGAGCTATTAAGAAAAAAGTTAATGAATATTATGGTGTAAGAGTTTCATACGATTCAAATGGTGCTATTGAAAAACATTACTATCCATACGGAAATAATTCTTGGAAAGTAAGAACATTACCAAAAGTATTCTCTTGGTTTAATAAAACCAATGCACTTTTCGGACAAGATAAGTTCAATGGTGCTGGTAAACGTTTGATTATTTGTGAAGGTGAGATCGATACTTTAAGTGTTGCTTTAGCGTATTATGATAAATATGATAAAATCTATCCAGTAGTAGGAATGTCCTCTTCCAGTATGACTAAATCATTACTTGAAAATAGGGATTGGATTAGATCTTTCCAAGAAGTAGTTTTATGCTTAGATGAAGATGCTGCTGGTGAAAAAGCAGTAAATGAAGCTGTTAAGATTATTGGTATTGATAAAGTAAAATTAACTAAGTTACCATATAATGATGCTAATGATGTTCTTACAAAAGATGGTTCCTACAGATTACTCCAATGTATCTATGATGCAGCTCCTTATATACCTTCAGGAATTATCGGTAAAGAAGCCTTGTGGGATGCTCTTATTGAATATAATAGTAAGCCTTCGCATCCTTATGCACCTTGTCTGCATGGCATTAACTCTAAGCTGAAAGGTAAACGCGAAGGAGAGATCGCATTATTCATTTCTGGAACAGGTAGTGGTAAGAGTACAATGCTACGTGAAGAAATGTTAAATATTCTAGAGACAACTAATGATAGAATTGGTATTGTTAGTTTAGAAGAAGCACCTGCTGAAACTGCAAGAAAGCTTGCTGGTATGCAATTAGAAAGAAATCCTGCAAATGAAGAAATCCCTTTAGAAGAACTTAAAGTTGGTTTTGATAAAGTTTTTGGAGACGACAGGATTATATTGCTTGACCACCAAGGATCTATTAATGATAATTCTATTATCGACCAGCTAGAGTATATGGCACTTTCTGGTTGTAAGTATCTATTTATAGATCATATCACAATCCTTGTCTCTGAAGGTGTAGATAATCTGACAGGTAATGAAGCTCAAGATAAAGTAATGAATGATTTACTTCGTCTTACAAAACGACACCCTATATGGATTGGTCTTGTATCGCATTTACGGAAAGTTCAGACGGGGCAAAAATCATTTGAGCAAGGGAAGTTACCAACATTAGATGATATTAGAGGTTCAGGTTCCATTAAGCAAATTAGTTTTGATATTATCGCATTTGCTAGGAATATGGAAGCAGAAGATGATAGAACAAGAAATACGATTAAGATGAGCGTATTGAAGTCCCGATTTACAGGACTTACAGGAAGGGTGGAAGGTGCTATGTACAATCATACTACTGGAAGATTGGCATATTTACCGAATATACCTGAAGAACAACAATTTGTAAGAGTAGGTTAGTTAATGAGAACTGAAGGACTACCAACAGAGTATCAGTACTTTATAGCGCTTAGTAAGTATGCGAAATGGCTTCCTGAAAAAGCGAGACGAGAGCAATGGATTGAAACAGTTATTCGATATCTCGATTTCTTTAATCAAAGATTTAAACTTAAAGATGTTTATGAAGAATTGTTCGATGCGATTTATAATCTAGAATCTATGCCATCCATGCGTGCCTTAATGACTGCAGGTATCGCATTAGATATCGATAATGTCGCTGGATTTAATTGCTCATATAGAGAAGCCTCTGGTAGTGGTGATACTATAGAAGTTCTTACAGATGAAATGTTAGAAGCAGGTCTTGAAAAACCTATTTCAATTAATATAAGCACACCTATTTCTTTTGATGAAATTATGTATATCTTAATGTGTGGAACAGGTGTAGGATTTTCTTGTGAAAGACAAGTAATCGCAAGTCTCCCTATAGTCGGAGAAAAGACACCAAGAAAGATATATGAAAGAACTAATGAAAATTTTCCAGGAGTTGATCCTGCAGAACTATCTACTTTTAACAGTTTAATAAATACGATTATTGTTGCAGATAGTAAATATGGTTGGGCATCTGCATTACGTATCCTTATTGTAGAACTTTATAACGGTAATTTCGATATTCAATGGGATACATCATTAGTACGTGCTGCTGGGACACCATTAAAAACATTTGGTGGAAGAGCGAGTGGACCAGAACCTCTTGACGATTTGTTCAGATATGCTGCAAATCTATTTCGAAATGCCGTTGATCGAAAGCTTACTAGTATTGAAGTCCATGGACTCGTCTGCAAGATTGCTGAAATTGTTGTTGTAGGTGGAGTTCGTAGGTCCGCTCTTATTAGTCTGAGTAATCTCAGTGATGATCGTATGAGGTATGCTAAGACAGGGCAATTTGGACTTACCAATCCTGAATACTACCTTGCAAATAACTCAGTAGCTTACGATGAAAAGCCTGAAGTAGAAATTTTTATGCGTGAATGGCTTGCATTAGTTGAATCTAAATCTGGTGAACGAGGGATTTTTAATAGAGAAGCTTCGCAGATTCAAGCTGCTAAGAATGGTCGAAGAGATCCTTGTTATGAGTTTGGTACTAATCCATGTTCTGAAATTATTCTTCGTGATAGACAATTCTGTAATCTTTCTGAAGTAGTTGTAAGAGCTACAGATGAGTTTGAAGACTTAGAGAGAAAAGTTATTAATGCAACTATCTTAGGAACTCTTCAAGCAACTTTAACTGACTTTATATATCTTAGTCCTAAATGGAAAGAAAACACAGAAGAAGAAGCTCTTCTAGGTGTATCGTTAACAGGTATTATGGATCATCCTATCTTAAGTGGTTCTGAAAATGGTTGGTTTATTAAAGATGATTCTGGACACCGTCAATGGATAGATCTCGCAGAAACTCTTGAACGCCTTAAAGATACTGCTATTGAAACTAATAAGATTTGGGCTGACCGCCTTGGAATCAATCACGCAGCAGCTATTACATGTGTTAAACCTAGTGGTACTGTCTCACAGCTTACTGACGCTGCTTCAGGTATTCATGCAAGACATGCACCTTACTATATTCGTAGAGTACGTGCTGATATTAAAGATCCTCTAGCGAAATTTATGAAAGATAAAGGGTTCCCATGGGAGCCTGCTGTTTCAAGTCCTGAAACTGTTTCTGTATTCTCATTTCCTATTAAAGCACCTGAATCTTCTATTATCTTTAGAGATGATAGAACTGCAATTGAACAATTAGAGCATTGGCTCACATACCAAAGACATTGGTGTGAACATAAGCCTTCAATTAGTATTAATATTAAAGATCATGAATGGTTAGAAGCCGGTGCATGGGTTTATGAACATTTTGATGAGATGAGTGGAGTAAGTTTCTTTCCGCATGATGGCGGATCATATGAACAAGCTCCTTACGAAGATATTACTAAAGAACAATATGAAGTCTTACTTGCTAAGATGCCAAAAGATGTTGATTGGACTGGTCTAGGTGAGTATGAAACTGAAGATCACACTACAGCTATGAAAGCAATGGCATGTACAGGTAATGTATGTGAAATCGTAGACTTAACTAAATAAGTTTTAGCGGTATAGGTTAGTGCTATTCCCCGAGGCGTCCGTCTTTTAAGCACCGTCTAGGTTCCTATACCGCTTTTTATTTGGAGATATAATGAGTAGGAAAAAGTTTAAAATATTATATCCGAAAGACCATGAGCTTGCCGGTAAAGAGTTTAAACCGGGTCCAAAGAAAATGATCGTAATGAACTCTAATGGTATTTTCTTTATATATTCTGGCGAAACATATTATCCAGGAATCACCAAGCTATCTAATATACTTCCTAAATATGATGTATATTGGACAGTTCCTTAAATATAAAGAGTTTGAAGAGACACTAATATATTGACAAGGTATTAAACATAAACGAAAGATATTTTAAGATTAAGAGGTAATATGGATGAATAGTTATACTATTTACCAAATGTTAAGAATTATTGAAGATGAACCAAGTAAGAATGCGAAGATTGCTTTTCTTGAAGAATTTCTCGAAGATAGTGAATTCCTAAGAGTTATAAAAGCTGCATATGATCCTTTTATCACTTATGGTACTGTACAGATTAAGCTTCCATTATGTGGAAACGGTGATTTTAAGGAAAGTACCTATACAGTCCTAGATAGACTAGCTAGTCGAGAACTTACAGGACATAATGCTCAAGATGCTATTACTAAAGAATTGTCATCACTAAACGGCGAATCTCAACTACTTTTTAAGCATATTCTCAATAAAGATCTTCGAGGTGGTTTTAACACTAAGTCTATTAATAAGGCGATGCCAGGATTAATTCCTGAAGTACTTTACATGCGTTGCAGTCTTCCAAAAGAAGTTAAAATTAAAAACTTTGATTGGCAAAATGGTGTATTCAGTCAAGAAAAACTTGATGGAATGTTCGCTAGAATTAATTACAACAGAGGTGAGATTATAGTCAGTACCAGAAAAGGTAAAATATTTGACCCAGAACTTTTTCAAGAACTTAGAAGAGCTTTTATTGAAGTCGCAGCACCAGGTTATCAATATCATGGTGAACTTCAAGTAGTTCGAAATAGTAAAATACTTAATAGAAAAACCTCAAATGGTGTGTTAAATCATTTATTAAGCGGTAAAGGAATATTAGCTGATAATGAAGCTGTTATTTTTACTTTCTGGGATTTAGTTCCTTTAGATTTTATTTCAGATGTTACTAAATGGACCACACCTTATACAGATAGATATGGTTTCCTTCAAATAATTCAACATCCTTTGATTAGATTAGCAAATACTAAGATCGTTTATACATTTGAAGCAGCTAAAGCTCATTTTGAAGAAGTACATTCAAATGGTGGTGAAGGGACAATTTTCAAAGACCCCACAACTCCTTGGAAGAATGGTACATCTAGATTACAAGTAAAAATGAAGGCTGAGAAAGAAGTTGAAATGCTTGTTACAGGCTTTGTTGAAGGAAAAGGTAAATTTGAAGGTACGCTTGGTTCGATGACTTGTGAGTCTAGTGATGGTGGACTGGTTGTTAATATCTCAGGGTTTACCGATGAAGAACGTAATGAGATTTGGAACAATCAAAATGAATGGTTGAATGAAATTGTAACTGTTCGTTATAATGAAGTGATTGATGCAAAAGATAAGGAGA